AGTGTTCCCAACATTAAAAGACGATTGGGGTATTTATGTACCTGAAGTAAAATATCTATCACCTGAGCCACTTGTCGATTATACCAATTTAGCACTCACCAAGTATCCTAACGTACACTTCGTAGGCGATGCTTTATCAGCTAGAGGCATAACGGTAAGTGGTGCACAAGGAACTTATGTTGCAGAACATATATTAAAAAATTAGGATAACACGTATAAATTTCGTATATTTACGATAAATAATAATATTATGGCTAAAACAACTAAAACACCATTCCCACAAAGTAGAAAATTAAAACAAGCAGATGGTACTATTGCCTATGTTTGGGACGGAAAACTTCACAACTGGGAGGGTCCCGCTCTTTTACCTGAGGGTAAAAATAAAAATGCTGAATACCATTTATATGGTATCAAACATACTAAAGAAGAATGGAACGAGATTAGACAACAAAGAGAGGGTTTACCTTATTATAAAAATCAATCAATGAAAGCATCACTTTCAGATTATAGAAACTAAGATATGAAAATAGGTTTATGTGGTACAATGAGTGTAGGTAAAACTACATTAGTAAATGCTTTAAAAGAGTTAGATCAATTTAAAGATTATAATTTCGCAACAGAGCGTAGCCAACATTTAATGTCCCTAGGCATTCCTTTGAATACAGATTCAACATTAAAAGGACAAACTGTATTTCTAGCTGAACGTTGTGGTGAATTAATGCATGATAATATAATTACAGACAGAACTATACTTGATGTAATGGCGTTTACAATGAATGCTAAATCAATACCTCACCAAGATAAAGAAGCATTTGAAACTTATGCTAGTGAATTCATCAGAGAATATGATTATATATTTTATATATCTCCTTTTGGGTTAGAAATTGAAGATAACGGTATACGTGAAACAGATGAGCATTATAGAGACTTAATTGATTTTACAATTACAACATTAATTAAAAGACATGGTCATAAAGCAGGCACAATAGAAAAAATATCAGGTTCAACAGAAGAACGTATTCAACAAATATTGAATATTACTAAACTTTAATATATTTATAATAAAATACCTTTATAATGAAAAAATCTGAATTAAAAAATTATATTAGAGAAAATATTATCTCTACATTATCTGAAGATACTGAAGCAGAAATTGAAAAAACTAAAGAATTAACCTCAGCAATTAAAGATCTAGAATCAGCAAAAAAAGAAGCAGGAATAGAAGAAGATGCAACACCAAAAGGTGAAGATTTTACTTATGATTATGAAGATATAGGTCAATTTTATTTAGAAGGATTTGGAAAAGAACATACCTTAACCCAAGACCAATTAGGAAAGTTGGGTAAAACAATTACTAAGAGATTTTATGGTGGCGACATTAAAAAGGCATATGATGATGTTTATAAAACAAGTCAAAATGCTGTTGCTAAAAGATTAGCTGATAGAGGACAATTAAAAAACCCTAGATATATTGATGGTACTTCTATAAAAGAAGATGAAGATAAAGAACCAACTAAATCTGATATTAAAAAAACAAAAGGTTTAGCTAAAGCAAAAGAAGAATTAGCACTATTAACCCGTGAGATGAAATCATTAGCTAAAAAATATTCTAAAGCTGAAGGTGCTGATAAAGAAAAATTAGTTAAAATCTTAAAAGACAAAACTAAATTAAAAAAAGAACTAGAAAGTATTCTAGATAAAAAGAAGATATAATGTCATCTAAGGAAAGGTTTTTATATTTCGCCATAGTATTTTTTGGTGTCTATTATTTAGTTAATATGTACTCCTCAAATGAGGAAGAATACATTACTGAGTATAATAGTAAAATAGAAGCCTTGAATGATAAAATAAATTCTTTACATAATATTAATGAAGATCTAACATTAGAAATTGATGTGTTAACTACTCAAATATCAGTATTAGACCAAGAAATTAGTAAGCAAGATAGTAAAATAGTTATATTAAAAAAACAAACAGATGAGAAAGTTAATAATGTTGATTCTTATAGGGATGATGAGCTTGAACAGTTTTTCACAGAACGTTATAGACAGTACCTCGATTCGATTACAAAAACCGATAGCCCGTCTAGTAATTAAGGATTTAATAGTTGGAGATAGTTTTAAAAAAGAACTAAATTTAATAACAACAAAATATTCTTTACTAGAAAATAAGGTAGTATTAAAGGATAGTGTTATTAATAATCTTAACTTTCAAATAAGTAATTTTAATTCTATACTATCAACTAAAGGATCTCAATTAGAATTTACTAAACAATTAAACGATAAGTTAAGACTTGAAATTAAAAAACAAAGACTTAAAAATAAAATTTTAGGTGGTGCTGGTTTAGTAGCAATAGGTGGGGTAATACTTATATTAAAATAACTGCATGTCAGATTTAAAAAAAGTTATACGTCAAGAATACTTAAAATGTGCTAAAGACCCAGTACATTTTATGCGTAAATACTGTTATATACAGCATCCACAACGTGGTCGCATACAGTTTAACCTGTACCCATTTCAAGAAAAAGTATTAACGTTATTTCAAAACAATGATTATAGTGCTATATTAAAATCTAGACAATTAGGTATATCTACTTTAGCAGCAGGTTATTCATTATGGTTAATGACATTTCATAAAGATCGAAATGTATTAGCACTAGCAACTACACAAGCAACAGCAAGAAACTTAGTAACAAAAGTACAATTCATGTGGGAGAATTTACCCTCATGGCTTAAAGTGGATTCTGCTGAAAACAATAAATTATCATTAAGATTAATTAATGGTTCAAAAATACAAGCTAAATCTTCCAATGCTGATGCCGCACGTTCAGAAGCCGTTTCCTTACTAATAATAGATGAGGCAGCCTTTATTGATAATATTGCTGAGACATGGGCCTCTGCACAACAAACACTAGCAACGGGTGGTGGTGCTATTGTATTATCAACCCCGTATGGTACCGGTAACTGGTTTCACCAAACTTGGGTTAAGGCAGAACAAGGGGAAAATGATTTCTTACCAATTAAATTACCTTGGTATGTCCATCCCGAAAGAGATCAAAAATGGAGAGATGCTCAAGATGCATTATTAGGCGACCCTAGGTTAGCAGCACAAGAATGCGATTGTGATTTTAGTACATCTGGTGATATAGTATTTTATAATGAATATTTAGAATATTATGAAAAAACTCATATAAAAGACCCTTTAGAACGTAGAGGAGCAGATCAAAATCTTTGGGTATGGGAAAATGCCGATTATACTAGATCCTATATGGTAGTAGCGGATGTTGCTCGTGGTGATGGAAAAGATTTTTCTACTTGTCATGTAATGGATGTTGAAACCAATGTTCAGGTAGCAGAATATAAAGGACAAATTGGCACAAAAGAATTTGGTCATTTATTAGTAGGTTTAGCCACAGAATACAATGAAGCCTTACTTGTAATAGAAAATGCTAATATAGGATGGGCAACGATACAAGTAGCTATAGATAGGCAATATTCTAACCTTTACTATTCACAAAAGAGTGGAGAAGCCAATGCCAATTCGTATTTTGATAAATATCAAGACCATTCAAAAATGGTAGCTGGTTTTACAATGTCATCTAGAACACGACCTATGGTAATAGGGAAATTTCAAGAATATATTGCAGATAAAGGTGTAACTATTCATTCAAAGAGGTTAGTAGAAGAAATGAAGGTGTTTATTTGGAAAAATGGTAGAGCAGAAGCTCAAACTGGGTATAATGATGATTTAGTAATGGCCTTTGGTACCGCTATGTATATTAGAGACACGGCATTAAAATTTAAGCAAAGAGGGCTAGATTTAACAAAATCTACATTAAACAACATGAAAGTTAATAGAACCCCTTACCAAGGTAGTTATGGTTTTTCAAAAGGAACAGATAATCCTTACCATATGACAACACAAGATGGTAAAGAAGACATTAGTTGGTTACTGTAGTAATATTTATAACAATAATAATAAATTATGGCTGATAAAAGCGTATTTACAAGATTAAAAAGATTATTCTCAACCGATGTAGTAATCAGAAATGTTGGTGGAAACCAAATAAAAACTATCGACTCCGGTCATATTCAATCTAGTGGGGAGTATGAAACAAACTCATTAATGGATAGATATAATAGAGTTTATTCTACAGCTCCTTCTTCCTTATATGGAGCACAGTTTAATCTAAATTATCAATATATGCGTACATTCATCTATTCAGAATATGATGTAATGGACCAAGATGCTATTATAGCATCCGCCTTAGATATTTTGGCTGATGAATCTACCTTAAAAAATGATATGGGAGAAGTACTTCAAATTAGAAGTGCTAATGAAGACATACAAAAAATACTATATAATTTATTTTATGATGTATTAAATATTGAATTTAATATGTGGATGTGGATACGTCAAATGTGTAAATATGGTGATTTTTTCTTAAAATTAGAAATTGCTGAAAAATTCGGTGTATATAATGTTATACCTTATACTGCTTACCATATGGAAAGACAAGAAGGATATGACCCAGAAAACCCATCAGCTATAAAGTATATTTTTAACCCTGATGGAGTTAATGGTGGGGGTAGTATGGGCTCAGGTTATTATACAGTTAATCAAAACCCAGATAACAACACAGGTATAGTATTTGATAACTATGAGATGGCTCACTTTAGATTAGTAGGTGATGTTAACTATCTTCCTTATGGTAGAGCTTATATTGAACCAGCCAGAAAATTATTTAAACAATATACTTTAATGGAAGACGCTATGTTAATTCATAGAATTGCACGTGCCCCTGAAAAACGTATTTTTTATGTAAATGTAGGTGCTATACCACCAAATGAAATAGAAACTTTCATGCAAAAAACTATTTCAAGTATGAAACGTACTCCACTTATGGATGAAAAAACAGGTGATTATAACCTGAAGTATAATATGCAAAATATGCTTGAAGATTTTTACATCCCAGTAAGAGGTAATGATAACACAACTAAAATAGATACTACACCAGGTTTACAGTATGATGGTATTCAAGATGTAGAATACTTAAGAGGTAAATTATTTGCAGCACTTAAAATACCAAAAGCATTTTTAGGATATGAAGAGGGCATAGAAGGTAAAGCAACATTAGCACAGCAAGATATTAGGTTTGCTCGTACTATTGACAGAATACAAAGAATTATATTATCTGAATTAAATAAAATTGCTTTAGTACATTTGTATACACAAGGATACACAGATGAGACACTAACAAACTTTACATTAGATATGACAACTCCTTCTATCATTTATGATCAAGAAAGAATTGAATTAATGAAATCTAAATCTGAATTAGCAGGTACATTATTAGAACAAGGTTTAGTACCATCTGATTGGATTTATGACAATATTTATCATTTTAGTGAAGATCAAACAGATGAATATAGAGAATTAGTTCGTGAAGATTCTAAACGTAAATTTAGAAACGCTCAAATCGAAGCAGAAGGTAATGACCCTGTATCAACTGGTAAATCATATGGTACCCCTCATGATTTAGCTTCTTTATATGGTAAAGGAAGAACAATGTCTGACCCAGGTAATGTGCCAGATGGTTATAGTGAAGATGATCCTAAATTAGGACGTCCACAAGATACTATTACAAATAGGAATAAACAAGATTCTAACTTTGGTAAAGATAGGTTAGGAGTTAAAGGTATGAAAGGTAAGGATAAAAATGATTCTGACAGTATTCGACCAAAATTTAAAGGTGGTCCTTTAGCACTTGAAAGTGCGGCTAAAATAAGTTATTTAAAAAATAAAGATATATTTACATCCCTAGAAAATCTTAATAAAAAACAATTAATATTTGAAGAGGATAAAGATGATACTTCATTGTTAAATGAAAACCAATTAAAGAAGTAAAACTCTTTATATATTTATAATAAAATACTATTTGTTTGATGAAAATAAAACACTCAAAATATAAGAATACTGGAATATTATTTGAATTACTAGTACGTCAAATAACTGCAGATACATTAAAAGGGGGTGACTCACCTGCTATTGATATTTTAAAAGAATATTTTACTAACACTTCTTTAGGTAAAGAATACAAATTGTATGAGTCTATACTTAAGTCTAAAGTAATAACCGAAGGTAGAGCTACTATGGTAGTTGATACTATATTAGAAGCTTCTACTAAGTTTAATAGAAAATCATTAAAAAAGCAGAAGTATAATTTAATTAATGAAATTAAGAAACATTATAATTTAGAATCTTTCTTTGGTTCTAAAGTTACTAATTATAAAGAATTAGCTGCATTATACACTTTAATCGAAAACGTTAATTCAAAATTAATTTCAAATCCTACCCAATTAGTTGAAAATAAAGTAACTTTACTAGAACATTTAACTAAAAAGGAAATTGGTAGTGATAAAAAACAATCAGTACTTAAAGAATTTTCTACATATGATAAAGATGTAAGATCTTTAACATATAAAATATTATTAGAAAAATTTAATAATAAGTATGACGCATTAAGTAGTGGGCAAAAACAAATTCTTAAGGAATATATTAATGCCGTGGATTCAACCCCAGATTTAAGAAACTTCTATAATGTTAAAATTACAGAGTTAAAATCAACATTATCTAAGATAGTCAAAAATGTTAAAGATAAAACCACTCAAATTAAAATTACCGAAGTATCTAAATTCTTAACTGAATTAAATAAAACTGATAAAGTTGGTGATAATAATTTAGTTGATTTGTTACGTTATTATCAATTAGTAAACGAAATTCAAATAGCAAATGGCGTTCAAATATAAACTTAAAGAATTTGAGGTAGGAGATGTAAAGGTTAAAGACGGGGTTAAATCTACTGTTACAGATATAGACCCTACTACAGGTGCTATATCTTGGTCTATTTTACAAGTACCTAATATAGATAGATTACTTGATGAATCAGATAATTTAGTTGCTACCGCAAAAGGTGTTTATGCTAAAGTTAAAGATGATAAAGTATTTTTAGATATTTACAAACAAGCTAGATCTCTTAGAAACACCATACGAACCCATACTAGAAATAACTACCCAGAAGAATATAAAAAATCTAGAGGGGTAAATGAAGAAGAAATAGACGAAATGTCTACTACAGGTGGTGGAGCAGGATCTGCTACTTTTAGTGCTGGAACTGGTATGCAATATGCTACACCTTATGCTTTTAAAAAAAAGAAAAAAAAACTTAAAAAAGAAGGAGTTGGTGCAACTCTAGGTCCTGGACCTAAAGCAACGGAGGATGGAGTAAAAGATAATGCTTATGTAAAACAATTTAAATTTAAGTTAGTCCCTAAAAACAAAAATGGTACCTATGTACAAAAGGGATCGGGACTCGACGTAAATAAATTATTTTAATATGTATAAGGGTAATATAAAAGAACAAGAAGATAAAGCATCTAGGTTTCACGAGGAACGTATAGAAGCTTTTGATAAATTAGAAGCTAGATTTGAGGATATTAAAAAATCCATTAAACTAGGAAAAATAGAAACAATAAAATACTATAGAGACAATCCAGATAGTTTTGCAGTAGTTATAGGGACAGATATGTTAAATGATTATTTCAACGATATAGAAACATTATTACAATAAAATTAAAATGAAAAAAACAGCAAACCAATTACATGAGGAATTAACAAAAAAGTTAATTACAGAAAATTATGTAGATTTAAAACCAATTTCTACCTTTGAAGCCACT